GAATCCAATTAATCTACTAGCCCATCTTGTACCTTGTATACTTCCCATAGCAACATCATATCCACTACGAGAATGTATAAATTCTGTGGACGATACCATTACTGCAACGTGTGTAGCCGTGCCTAGACTTCTAAATAAAGCTATACATCCGGGCTCTGGAACGTCAAGCTTTTGCCAACCTTCTTTATACTGACTAATTAATTCTTCAATTCTTTTAGAATCTTGGTGAACATATTCATCGGCAAAACTAGGTAGTTCAATACCATACTGTTCCATATACACAAGACGTACTAGTCCCCAACAATCGACGCCGGTATAGTCCCGCCCTTTAGTTTTAAATGGTATACCTATATATTTATTTGACCACATTAGAATAGTCCTGGAAAATATGCTGGTGTAAAAGAATACTGCGGAAAAGGTTCCCGTTCATATCCAACCATTGACATTTCAATATTAACTCTATCTGCTGTATAAGAAAAATTAGTAATATAAAAACTACTAAAACTTGCTTCTACTACGTCAGGGGTAGATGAGACTATTAACTCTAGTTTAACTTTTGGTTGACCATCAATACTTCTTGCTACAGGCATTACATATCTAGTAACATCGTACAAAGTTATTGAGCATTTTGGAGCATTAGTATCTGATTCATCTGGCATTGTTACTTCCATAGGTAGGAATATGTAACTATTAGATCTACTAATTACTCCATATGTAACTTCATCAGCAGTTTCACTTATACGCTGAGTAAATCCGTCGCATAGTCTTAAAACTACTTGTGTAGGATTACTAGGATCATATATAGTTAATAGTAATATTAATTCTTTATCTGTTTCTTGTCCAAACATAGCCTGAAGTGCTGTTGGACTTAGTGCGCTTAATCTACTCATGGTAATATTTCAAAGGTAGTACTAATATTATAGTATCCTGGAGCTATATAGCTTGCTGTATAAAGCTCACCATCTCCTTGTGGAATCATACGAGCTTCTATTACTTGACCAGTACGTGGATGTGTAAAACCAAATCTAGCTGTACCACGTATATCATTAGTAACAAAATTTTCAAGCGTAGTAACCTGTGCACTAGTCATTATAAATGATAGTGTCATTTTTGATGGAAGTTTACCACGTCTACGTTGTTTAGCCGGCCCACTATCCATTGGAGTGCGAATTATTAATGCACCCCCAGTCTCCGTAAAGTTTTTTTGCGGAGACTGTGGTAGGGATACTGGCCATACATATGTATAGGCCATAAATTATCTCCTAATTAATTGAGGTGCTAGTCCAAAAGTACTTCTCAGACTTTTTTGAGACGAACTACCCGCAGTAGAAAGGTCTAGTGCAGCCGCCTCACCAATAACGACTTCTACTTTACGATTACCACGGCTATCTACAGTTTCTTTAGTTTCCGCACGTTCACCACTATAGTTATTGATAACAACTTGAGTTTTACCTTGTTGACCAATAACTCCTAGATTCCCGTTACCGTCTCTACGTAATGGCATAATAGCTTCAGGTCCTGCTTCGCCCATTAGGCCTGTTCCACGTGCAAATTTAAATAGTGTAGGTTGATTTATTACCGAATTAGTAAACATGCCGCCTTTGGCAAATTTTTCAATACCAAAACTATAAGCGCCGCCTTTAGCGTTTGTTATAGCAAATCCTTCTGCAGAGGCATAAGAACCTGCCATAGCAAGATCAGGCCCTCTGCCAAGTAAAGTCATAAGACCTGGCTTAATTAAGCTTGTATAAAGTTGTGAAGTTTGTGCTCTAAGTTCAAATCTTAATAAATCAGCAGTTAAACTTTTAAATAAGTCTTTACCAGCCCATTTACCGGTTTCTGCCCACTTAACTAAAGCATCTGCTAATCCATCAAAAGTATTCTTAAACATATTACCATAAGCTATTTGGCGCTCATTTAAACTACTGGTTAAGTATATGCCTTCTTTTTTAAGATTATTTACACGAGTAAGAGTTTGAGCTTCAATATTATACTGCTCATTAACTCTTTGTTCGCGCTCATATAATCTATCTGCATCAGCATCGCTTAAAACGCCACCAGTTGCAGCTTGAGCTAAAGTACGTTCTCCACCTATTTTTGCTAATTCTTCGCTTCTTCTGCCCTCTATTTGTCGTAATTTATTAACAGTGTCAAATTCTAGTATTCGTAAGTCTAAATTACGCTTTCTTAGCCTATACTCATCTGCTGTTAAATTGCCTATACTATTTTGATATTCTAGTAGTTGACTTTGAGCATCTAGTTCTGCTTCTACTACAGTTTGTATTTTATCTTGTACGAAAAGATTAAATTGTCTATCTTCAGCCTCTTTAGCCAGTCCAGCTCTAATTCGGGCCTGAGCTTGTTGTATACTTAAAATTTCTAAGTCTTTTTGTTGCTGATTTTGAGTTATATTAAGAATGCTTTTAGCATATCCTAGTCTAGTAGCTAGTCCTTTTAGTATTTCAGCATCAGCTGCGGTCCCTCTATCTTTTTCTAGCTTTATTCTTAGCTCTAAATCAGCTATTTGACTATTTAATCCTAGTGTTTCAATATACTGGGATTTCTTAACTCTATTTGTTTCTAAAATTTGTGATTCTACAATCTGTTGCTCAGATAAGTTTGTAAGCACACTTTTACTTAACTCAACAAATTTTTCACGATACTGTAGTGTTTTAAGTAAATTATTTTGTATATCTAGGTCAATCTGCTGTTGCTCTTTTAGTTTATTAACCTCTTCATCAATTGCTATAATTTGTCTACGGCTGCTAAACCCTGCGCGTTGAGCTTCTAGTCCACCTCGTGTAAGTGCCATTTGAAGAGCAATTGCTCCGGCTTGGGGTCCCATTTTTTGTATTTCACCTGCACTAATAGGAGCACCTGTTTTAATACTCTGTACTAAACCAGCTAGCTCTTGATTAGATGTACTTAATTGTTCAAGTATAGCTTCATCAGCTTGGGTTAAGTTTCCGCCCTTTTCGCGTATCTTTGCTTCTTGTAGCAAATTATTAGCTTGTTGTTGCGCTATAGTATTTAGCGTTAATTGATCTACTAGTTGGCCTTGAATATTTACCTGTTGCTCTTGAATTGCTAGCTCTTGACGAGCAAGACTTGCCTGTGCCTGTGCTACTCCAGGCCCACTAACACCACCTATAACTGCTTTACTTATCTGCAACTCGCCTTGACGTAAAGCTAAATTAGCGGTAGTGGTTAATAGTTCAAAACCTTTTTTAACACTTTCTCCAAAAGTTTCTTTTACAGTATTAAATAAGCCTTTTATACCTGTTGCAGTTAGTTCGTCAATTTTATTAGTAGTTGCCTCAATTTCAGCCTGACCACTAAGAATTTGTGCTTGTAGTCTACCTGCAAGTCTAGAGCTTCTTGTGCCTAAACCAGTAGCAGCCTGCTCAGGAGTAGTTAATCTACCTCCAGAAGCTCGTAAAGCTTCTCCTAGTTGACCTTGTAGACCTTCAACGCTTTTTTGTTTAGCGGCTCTTTCATTTTCAAGCCTAATTATTTCTTGTTGTGCTTTAACTGCTTCTTGATACTGACCTAATTTATTAATATCAATAAGGCTAAAAGCTCCAGGTTTTGATAAGATTTCTTTAAATGCAGCTATAGAGCCTTCCATAGTTGTAAAACTTTTTTGAATGTCTAGTGAAGCTTTTATTAAGGCTTCTGCAAATTTTGCAATAGGACTTTGATCTACAAAAGTATTTTGTAGATCTAGACTTGCTTTATTTAAGTTTGTAATACTTTCTCTGGTAGAGTTTGCCTGTACTCCAAGCTCTCGGGTACGAGTAACTGCAGGAGCTAGTGCTGCTTCACCTCTGGCAACTACATCTTTAGCTACATCCGCATCAGCTATAGCTTTTTTAATTCCTTTAACAGAAATATCAGTTATATTTAAAACTTGTTGTAGCTTTGAAATAACTGCGCTTTTTACTTCGCCTTCTGGAAGCATATCAATTTGCTTTATCCAGTTACTAGCTACAGCACCTGCAAAATCTTGTTGGGCACCTTCACCTAGTATACTTAATATTCCTTGTTTTATACCGTCCCATACACCTTGATTAGCTACTGTATCTTGAAAAGATTTGCTAAGAGCTGTTACTCCGTCTGTAAGTTCGCCTAGTGCTGTACCAACTGCTTGTAGTTGTTCAGTAGTAATAAAACTATCACGATAACGTTTTAGTACTCGTTCTGCATTATCTACAGTTTCAGTATTTTTTTCTAGCTCTTTATTAAATAACTCCATTTGTTTAGTATTCTTACTAGCCCAGCCATCAAATATTGCTAAACCTGCACCAGCTAAGGTTAATAACTGTATCATGGGTGCAAGTGCGCTTAAAAACATTCCAGCACTTGTAGTAATTGCACTAAACGTTCCGGCTACTCGTGTACGAAATCTATCCCACATATTCATGTCGCGAGAACTGGAAATGCGTTTATTCATTTCTTCAATAGCTTTTCCAAATCCACTTTCTTGAACATCCTCACCTACTTGTGATAGAATGTCTAGGCGCTGTGCGCGAGCGTTAGCTTGACGAGAAATACTTCTACGTACACTTTCGCCTACTGTAAATTTTTCTTTCATTCCTACTTCTTGAGCTCGACTTTCTGCAGCTGTTAGCTGTCTGCGTGCAAGTATAACCTCTCTAATTGCAGCTTTATATTCTTGTAGCGCAATAACCTGAAGTTTTGCAGCATCTGTGCCTAGCTTACCCTGAGCAGTAATTTCTCGCTGTGCACTAGCACTCATTTTCTTTAGTTCTTGCGTAGTTTTACTCTCTAAGCCGCCAGGATCTCTAGCCTGTTTATAGATGAGCGATTTTCGCTTATCTGCATAATCTTTGTCTATGTTTAATAGCTGTTGTCTACTAGCTTCATATTTAGATGTGACTTCTTGTAAGTTTTGTTGTAGCTCGGGAACTTTAAAGCTTTCTTTAATTTTTTCAAAAGAACTCTTACCAAAAGCTCCATCAATTTCTTGTGCACGAGCTTTTGCAGCCTCAGCAGCATCTTTAAGCTCAGTTCTCCAGCTTGTTAGGGCAGGAATAGCCATTTTTGTTAGTTTTACAGCAATAGCTGCAAGGGCAACTGTTAATATGCCTGTATTATTTGCAACTATACTTACTATAGGAGTTAGTGCAACATTTACTACTTCTAAGATTGCTTGGGTTACATTTCGTATGGAAGCTTCTAGTTGTTGATAAGGATTAGTAGGTATATTAATTTCGCTAAATTTTTTATTTGCTTCGTCTAGGACTGCTATAGCAAAGGCTTGGCGGCGCTCAAAGTCACTTAGACTGCCACTGGCCTTACCTACTTTTCTAGCATACTCTTCTACTGCTGGACCAATCTTAGTATAAATGCCAAGTTCATCTAGTAATTCAGGCTCTAGTTTAGTAATACCACGAACTAGTCGGTTAGTAGCATCAGCCATGTCAATACCAAGAGCTTGAGCAGCAGTTTTGGCAGCTTCACCTATTTGTAAGAATTGACGCGAGCTTAAGCCAGCAGCTGTAGATTTAGCTGCTGCACTAGCTGCTTCTCTAAATGAAACTGCTCCATCTGTTGCGGCAACAAAACCTTTGGCAAGATTACCCAGTGCAATACCGCTAGCAGCACCTAGCTGATTTAAGCCTTCACGTAGTGCAGTAGTATCAGCAGCTTGCTTTAGTACATTAAACGCACTTACAGCAGCAAAAGTATTAGCAGCAAGTGTTGCGTATACACGAACTAATCCGCCAAGGCCTTGTGCCTCATTTGCAAAATCACGAGCACCAGCACCTGTTTTACCAATAACACCACTGGCTCGCCCATAGTCTCTACTTTGAGCAGCAGCACTAGCTGTTGTGCGACCAGTAGTTGCCTTATCTAATTCTTTATTAAGTAATTTAGCTTGGTCAGTTTCGCCGCGCAGGTTGGTCTTTAGCTTTAATTCAAAATCAATGGTATTACCAGGCATGGTATCTCCAATTACTAAAATTTTACGTATAGGACAATTCTAACATAAAGGCATTTGTTTGTCAACGTAAATTTTTTAAATACTAAAAAACCCGCTAAGTATATTACTGAGCGGGTTTTTCGTGTTTTTTATTTGTTTCTTTTTGACGTATTCTGTCTATTAGTTTAACTACGACAACTAAGAATTGTTGATCTTCTTGTGGAACTTGGGATAGATTAAGTATTTCTGTTATACCTATAAGACTTTTTCCTAGGTATATTCCATTAAAAGTATCCCACTCATCGCGAAGTAAATTATATACGCTTAATGCTTGCTGCACTTCTACGGGAAAGTCTTCGTATTCTACAGGAATATTTTCCTCAACAGGATCTTCTCCTAGTAACTCGCACATTTCAAAATACTGATCACGAGTCATGCCTAGGGTTTGATTTTGTATATAATTTAATATGTAGGTATCAAGTAATTCTAGTTGCTCTTGGAAAAGTTTCCCAAGTCACTTACCTGCTCACTAATAAATGCATCAAAATTACTGGAGTTTTTCATTAAGTACAGTGCGTTTTCACTTGTATACTCTAAGTAATCATCCATGTCTTGGCCAGTTAAGTCAACAGGAGCTAATTGTTCTAGATAACTAAGTTTAAGTCCGGACCAGCCACGAATTGCAGCTTCTACATAAAGTTGCAAGAATAAATCTTCGTTAAATTCTTCACTTGGTTGACGATTTTTGAAAGTAGTCTTAGTAGACTTTTTACGAATATTAAGTAGTGTCTCACGGCTTAGAAATGCTAAGTCAATTTTAAACTCAGGCATTCCGGGATATTCTACTTGAACAGATTTGCTGGGGACGAGAAGGGTTTTCAGGGAAAGAGTCATTTATTACCTTTAGGATTAAAACATGCCTGAATGCTCAGGCATGTTTTACACGTTAATTATTAAACTACGGGTGCACCAAAATATTTAATTGTCATTTCGGTAGCTTGGTCAATATTATAGGCTGCAGTATTTCCACTATCAGTACCACCTTGAGCCATAAAGTTCATGCTCATGCTTACAACTTGATCAGTATTTACTTCAGGTATTTGTAACATACTGTAAGGTAGATCAACTATTAGTTTATTTTCTGTGCTTGTGGTTGTAGGCACAGTTGTTGATCCACCTAGGCCAATAGTAATAGCAAATAAGTTTTGATCATAGGTACCAGCTTGAGTTTGTAACGCGCTCATTAGTGTGGCACTATTAGTAGATCTTAAGTATGCTGTTAGGTTGCCACTAATAGCTCTGGTTCCAGTAAAGTAATCGCAAGGCTTGTTAACAACACCAATTTGAGCTGGTATTAAGTAGGTTAGATTATTAGCTATAGTAATACTGCCACCAGTAATTGGGAAAGTATAAGTTACAGCACTTTGACCAAATGCGGCTAAAGCTGAGCTAACAATATTAATAGTACTTAGTTTATTAGAAATGTATTTTGCAGCGGTATCTTTTACTAGGTAACTACCAGTAATTCCTCCTCCTGCACCAAAAGTACCAGCACTAGCAGTCGCTGCTGTTCCTAGTGTTCGCATTTCCTGAAACTTGCCTGCCCACTGAATTGAGGCAACTTGATCAATACCAAAATCAATAGTTGCACTTTCCATAGCACAGTTATCTAGTACATAGGTTGTATTATCAAACACAATTATCATACCAAATTGTTGTAGCTTATTTTTATTACTGTTGGCAGTAGTAATTGTTGCGTATGGTGCTACACCAGTTGCACCTGCTGTTTCCGTATAAGCTGCTCCAGCAGTACCAATAGCAATATTACTTAATAGCGCATTCCAAAGTACTCGTTCTTCGCAACGTACAGTATCGCCAGTATCGATTACACCATCTGGTACTGTGTCGCTATATTTGGGACGAATATAAGTTGAAAAACTAAAATCTCCGGCTTCTAGGCTAGTATTAAAACTACGTTGGCCGCGACTTGCAGTTGTTCCACTTTCATTAAGTGTTACAGTTTCTGAACCAGTAGTTTGACTAAAGCTTAAGCCATCAAGTACTTGTAGTTCAAAAGTTGTAGCATTTGTATGAGTAGTTGTTTGAACCGCACCAACGCTATCTACACGAGTAGTGAAGAATACCTTGGCATTACGAATTAAATTTATTGACATAGTAATTTCCTTTGTGAGAGATATTCTATACTACTTAACAATTACTAGATCATTATCTGTATTTGTCTTTGAGTATTTATTACCTCTATAATAGTTCATATCTTACCTGTAGGCTTATCTCTCCAATTGCATACGGGGCGAGAAGCCCTTCGTCTGTGGTTATTGAAGTGACTAAAATCTCTGTAGTCTCAGCTCCTGTTTCGGTATCATAGACCAGAGTTCTATTTGCATCTATACAGCGTTCTACATCATCAAGGAGCTGTTCTAATTGTTCTTGCGAACTATCACTTTTACAATATAACTTAAGACTAAGTGTTAACAAGCCCCAAGTAAATTCGCTAGGTAAATACTCTCGCAATTCCATACCAGGCGTTATATAAACGCTGGGAAAATCTTGTATTTCGTCCCAGAATTTTAGCTGAGCATAGCAATTACCATAGATATTAGTTAAGTACGGTGCATCACCTGTTAGGTTTACCCTAATTTTTTCAGCAAGGGCTTCTGTGATCTTTCTACGTTTACTCATACTAACACTGCCCTCATACGTGTTATCATTTGTTCTTGCATGATTTCCCTAATTGACTTTGATATTAGCAATTTAGGGTCTCTGCTTCTAGGAAACTCTTGTCGACCACCAGCACTAAAAGTAGCATATGGATACTTCATATAGTTGTAGTAGGCAGTTATCATACCCTCACGACCCTGAGTCAATCTTTCTACTTGAGCACTTTCAGCAAATCTACCGGTTCTGTAATTAAGAACATCTGTCCTATCCCCGTTGCCCATATTTTGACGAATTTTTTGATGGAGCAAACTATTTATAATATTTTGAAGATTGCTAAGATTTGACTCATCAGCTACTAAAGGAGTAGGAGATGATTTTACCTTTTGTTTAGGTTTTCTAGGTAAAATGTCTTTTTTTACTTTTGGTTTAATAAAGCCTGAAAGAACTGGTGTAGTTTTTGTTGTTTTACTTTTACTATTTTTAGTTCTTTTTTGTGCAAATTTTTGTACAGGCTCACCTTTTATATTTTGAACTATATTATACAAGATATAATCTAAAGCACTGGGAGATCCTCTGCCTTTAGATAGTCTGTTAATTATCTCTACACCTAATGTAGTTCTGCCTAAATTTTTAAATTGTTGTGCTAATTTAGTTAGTACTTGTTTTGGTAAACCTAATTTAACTCTTTTTTCTAGTATAGAACCTTTTCGTTGATTAATAACAGCATTTTCAAAAGTCACTACATTACCACCTACAAAAACAAATAAAGTCATAAACCCATCAGAAAAATCTTTTGTTATTTCTATAGATATTTCTGTTTGTCTTGTTTCTTGTAGGAACTGTGTTGTTGCTTGATTAACTTTTTGAACAGGATCTGGTCCTGCATTACTATCATTAATTACATCAAAAATAATTTGTAATAATTTAGGACTATTAAACTGAAGCTTATACTCATCTGGGCCAGATTTATAAATAGTACTAGTATGTCCAAAGTTTAATGCTTTACCTAAACTTAAGTTTTCAAACCCCTTATTCTTCTTAATTTTATCTTTAGTATTTGCATCTAGTATAGGTGCAAATATATTTCTTATTGAATCAAAGGTAGGAAAAATAAAATATTTTCTATTTGCGGTTGATAAATCTGTTAGCTCTATTACATCATTAAATAAATTTCCTACATTTTTTAATAACTGACCAGGCTGAGAGTTACTAATTATAGTTTGTAATTTATTTTGTAAGGCTACACTTGTTTGCCCTTTAGTTTCTAGTGAAAGGTCATCTACCGCGGCCCGTATAATTTCAAGTATTAACTGGGACTCTTCAAGACCAAACTGAATTTCATTGTAATCTGATTCAATAGGTTCATAGTCTGAACCAATAATTTCTTTTAAACTTTTAGGTATATTCTGATATTTTTTTAATTCATTACGAATACTATTATAGTCTATAATTAATAAACTAGGAAATTTAGCATCTATAATTTGTCTAAAGTCTAAATTTTTTCGTTGATATAGCTTTAGATCCTCTTCTGCTTTATTAGTAGCTTTATTAACGACAGTGCCTATACTATTTAATAATTCATTACCTAAATCTTTTATAAAAGGCACATTTGCAAATTGATTTATAGACATTACTGGTAATCCGCCATGTAGAGATCAAATACTCGTCTAATATGCGCTGGTAAGTTACTAGTTTGCACATACTCAATTTGTGTATTATTAGTACCAGCAGCTTTAGTAGACTTAATAGCTGCATCATTATCTTTATAGTAGGTTAACAAATCCATACAAGCAACTTTTAAATCTTCTGGTACAGTTTCATAACCACCAAAGTAGGCGATTTTATAACC